CGATTGGAAGGTTCCCAAGATTGTCGCAACAGCGACTTTTTCTTTAAGAGACTCCAATGTATCCCCCGCACGAACAATAACTGAGCTGAGATTGCAGAATTGGTAAGGGCGGAGAATAATTTCAGAACAAGGGTTAGTACCCCATTCTTTACCGAGTACACGGCGACCATTCTTAGACGCTTGAATCTCCGAAGCATATCGGTTAAAAATTCCACGCTCACCTGAGTGACTTTCATAAATGTTGCTCCATTCACGCATAAACTGACCTACGTCAGGCTTGACATCATACACTGCTGAGTTGTTAGCCAAGGCTCGTTGACCGTTACCGTCCCACCATGCACCTGCCTTAGCCTTAGCCATACGGTCATCGCCTAGGTCAGACAAGGAGATCATAGCGGAACGACGTACACCACCAACGACGACAACTTCCCCGATCTTACATAGAATGTCATGGCACTCAAGGGTGTTAAGCTTACGACCAGTAGCGCCCTTGAACTTTCCAACAACATACTTGAATAGTTCAACGAGAGGTTCTGGACCTGACGCACGGCCACCAAACGTTTTAAGTCTTGTACCAGCGGGTCGCACAGTGGATACATCCCACTTAGGGACTTCGCCAGCCCATAGGAGGGCCAACACCTGTCGTAGTGCTTTTGCCCATCCTTCTTTGGAATCTTTAACGTGAACCACAGTATTAGACTCATAAAGTTTTTCAGGGATTTCAGGTAAACGGTTGACATACTTCTGCTCCACAGAGAAACCTACACCTGTACCACACAGGAGAATGTACATAGCCTCATCGAAGGCCTTAGGATCATCAATGGGGAGATATGAACAGTTATAACCAGCGACGTTCTGACGCTCCAAAGCATCACCTGAGGTCATGATTGATCTCATGCTAGGCATAACGTCCAAGTTCAATACAGCGCCTTCAAGACGACTACGCATCTCAGGTGTCAAGGTATAGTCGTGGTTGTCACGTAGGTGACCTTCCATGAAGTCAAAGTAACGAGCTGTTGTCTCGCTCCAGTGCTCACGGCGACCTTTATCATCCAAATAGCGGCTATAGCGGCTCTTGGCAATGTAAGTCTGGTAGGGTGTCATTGTTGTCATCTAATTTCTTTCTTTGTGCGTGTGTTATTCGTGAAGGGCAGGCATTTTAGTACGATTCAATCATCTTGTCAAGATACCAGCGAGCCTTTTTGAGGTCTTCCACACCATTTTTGTCCATGAAGCGCATTAAGTACTGCATAAGTTGTACATAATCAGCATATACCATAGGCTCGTAGCCTAAGCCTCCTATACCGCCTCCGTCCATCTTTTCTACAAGCTTCTCAAGCACATCACGTACTTCAATACCTCGTTCAAACGTGGCACAGTTCTTAATGTATGTTTCATCAAAGAGCATATAATGCTTTGGTTTACTAATTACATCGTAGGCTGCTGTGCCATTGAAGCGCTCTTCCATTGGGATGTTTAAAGAAGCCATGTATTCCTCAACTTCCTTAATTGTTGGTTTACTGTTCACTGTATTTCCTTTGTAGATATTCGATTGATAAGAACATTTCGTCAAAGTGTCCATCTTCTACCTCATTCATTACCAGTAAGCCTCGCCAATGACGGTTACTCAACTGGTCCATATAGTCCTCATCGTGAAGATAGTAGCTACCAGCAACGATAGCACAAATAGGCTTTCCATCAGCACGTTTTCCATAGGCGATCTGCTTTCCCTGCTGGTGTCCACAAACACAGCTCATGTGTAGCTTACTAATAATAGCGGCAGGAGAAGCAGCAGGCCTTCCCATGGCTCCAACAGGCCAGTAGTGGCTAAAACCAACACCATTAATGAAAACAGGATGGAGAAACTCATGTACTTCCCAATCTTTCAAGTCTAAGTCATCATAGGTCAGAAGGCCTTCAAGCATAGGATTGTTGTTAACAGCCCTAGTGAGTCGATTCTCATGGTTACCCTTCAAGAAGACCATACGAGGCTTATAAGGCTTGTGCTTGGCTTTCTTCTGAGTCTCCTGTAGGCTTTTAAGAGGCTCTAGGAGCACTTCCATGCCCTTATTACCTGCCTCTACGTCAGCTAGGTAGCGCTTACCTTCAAAGTATTTGCTACCTGCTTTGTCGTGACTGGAGAGACTAGGGAAGTCCCAGTGATCTCCAAGGTGAACCACTACATCAGGACGGTACTCACAGATTGCTTTCCCTGCCCATGTTAGATGCTCCTGAGCTGCCTCAGGTTTGCATTGCGTGTCTGGAATTGCAAGGATTCTCATATATCTCCTTTTGCTTGTTTAACAGCGTCTTTCAAGATTGAAATAACAGGTTCAACCATGTCCATTTCTTCACTTACTAAAGGACTCAGATGTTTCTCTAGCTCACCTGCAAACTCTTTTAACTCTTTTCTTGACATATTGTGAAGTAGGGCTTCTGGTTCACTCATCAACAATAAGCCAAAAGTAGTGAAAGCAACAAGTTGTTCGTTTGTTAGTTTCATTACAGAGGCTTCCATTTAAAGGATGATACATTGACCTTATAGACTTCAGGGTAAGCCAACAAGATCTTCTGCAAGACTTCATCATTCAAGCTTCGACCATAGCCTGCTTCACCTTCAATGTTGTGAGGGAAGACAACTGAGTAATACACCTGCTCTTTGATGTTGTAGCCGTAGTGAGCTTCCATAGCATCTAAGATCTGATCTAAAACCTCCATCCAAGTACCTTCATGTGGCTCAACAAGCACTGTATGTACAGGCTTTACCGTATCCCCATGCTCATCTACCCACTCAGGCGTATACATCTCAAAAGCCCAATAACCATCTTCGTACAGCTTAGGGTCTTCTTCTACGAATGCAGTAGGCTTAGTCAGCAGTGAGTTAAGTTTCTCAATCTGTTCATTGAAGAACATTTTAGTCTTTTCAAAAAACATATCAATTTTCCTTTCGTTTATATCCAAATACAGCCATGAGAGCATCAGCGGCTGCTAGGTTAGGTAGAGGGTACAACCTACGGAAGTAGTCCTCTAATGGTTTAAAATCGTAGTGTTGCTCAGGTGTCATTGAAGTCTCCATCTAAGGGGTGATAGACAACCCACTGTGTTTCAAAGATTCCGTTACCGTAGTCTTTAATCACTGGTGAGGTTTCTATCATTCTACACCCAAGTCGAGGATGGTCTACCACGTACACCTTGTAGCCTTTAGTCCAATCTGGGATGAACATAGGCGGCTTATAGTGGACTACTAGTTTTGCCATTTCACTCTTCCCAGTGTCTACAGTAGAAATACTCTCCCAGTCTGTCAATATCTTCTCTAGGATAGCCGTTCTCAACTAACCATTCAATGATATCAATAGGTTCAGGATCTGGTAAGGCTTTAGGAAAACCGTACTTCCATCCTGAAGGAGGGTCAATCATTTTTACTGGCATACAAGTCCTTCAATGTAGGAAACTCAGAGAAGATAATATCACGACATTGGTTAGCTACGTCACGATGCTCCTTCTGTGTTGCAGAATCACAACGGATGTCAATGTAGTGCAACCAGCTACGCAGAGTGCCATTCATGTACATCTTGGAGACTGTTAAGCCTTCAGGGAGCAACACACGAGCACACTCTTTAGCGATACCTTTATCCAAGGCTGCTGTATACAAGAACTGAGCCTCTGTTACAAGTCTCCGCTGAGCACCCTCAAACCAGTTCTGTAAGCTGATGTCATCAGAGTACAAGCTGTTCTGTCGGTTCTTAGTGTCCTGCATACGAGCCTGAGAGTTCTGAATGAACCCTTCAGAGACTGCGTAACGCTGTGAGAACTCTTGGAAGGAGAAGCTACGGTGACGTAAGATCTGACGAGCTACATCACGAGTAGTTTCAATCTCCACGCAGACGTTAACCATCTCAAAAGGAGACCAGTGCTTGTTGTCAATAAGGTATTTTAGAAGTTTCGGAGCAGACGCAGGGTTGTCCTGATTTGCCGGATTTGACACACGGGCCATATACGCAATTTTGTTCTCCGCTTCCGGTGTCACCCACACTAACTTCACTGCACTCATATTGTTTTCCTTCTTCAATTCCACGTTTCAGCATCTCGATAAAAGCAAATCTAAACAGTTGTGCTTGTTCTTCATTGCTCATCTTCACATGGTAGTCTGCACTACCGTCCTCGTTCTCTTTAACTAATTCTACATCCATTTTGATGGCTTTCTAAATAAGCAATCGCTTTAGAGATTGTATCCGGATTATCCTTAAACATTCCTAAACCTCGATTACAGTTGTTACACAAAAATCCACGAACTTCTCCTGTGGAATGATCGTGATCTACACACATTGCATTACCAGCTATTCCTTTACGAAGAAGCTGAATGTTACAGATTTCACAATTTGTTGTGGACTCCATATCATCCAAAGTAACGCCATAAGTACGGGAAAGTCGAGAACTCCTAGCTTTATCTGTCTTTGCATACGTTTTACCCTTGTCCCGAGCGCACTGCATACACTGACGAGTAGATACAAACCTTTCTTCTAAGTGTCCATTCTTACATAGAAGACCTGTAAAATATCTTTTTAAGCCTTGCTCTTTAGCCTCTTCTTTACTGATTAGGTTTTTCATTTAACCTTTCCCCAGTTTTAACACTTTTGCGCCTTTCGTTTAGCCAGTGTTCTGGAATTATTTTATCATGATAAAGATAGCCATTCTTTTCGCACCACATACCGTATGTTGTCCGTGATGCTTTACTTAGACGCTGCTTTGAATTAGAGAAGACAAAGC